CGGCTCGCGCTTTGTCTTCGGCCGCTCTCCGCTCCTTTTCAGCCTTTTCGAAAGCGGCCCTTTTTCTTTCCTCCTCTTTAGCGGTTTCAGCAGTTTGCCGACGCCTGGCTTCTGCTTCTGCCGCTTTTTGTTTCGCCTCTTCGGTGGCTTTGCGAGCAGCTTCAGTCCGATCCGCGGCGGCATCGTCATTTCTCCTTGCTGCTGCGGCTGCTGGCTGGTCCACCGGCCCTGCACTTCGAAAAGAAGCGCGACTCGCTCCCCCATCACTACTTTCGCCGTTACCTATGAAATCACCATCCATTGTGTAACGACCGTGTTGGGCGAATTGTCCTTGCCTAGGTTGTTCAGCGAATTTTGAACGGCTCGCTAACCTTTCACCGCCAGATTTTTTCCGAGTAAACTCCTTAAACGCCTGTTGAAATGTCGAAAAATCGACAAATGATGCTGTATCTCTGTACGCCTTTTTCTTATGCGCCGAAAATGTGAAAGCATACCCAAAAATGAAGAACTCCGAACCCTGATTCAAATCACTTAGTAAATCCTCGCCTAGATCTCTTGGTAAATAGAACTCAAATGGTGTGCGATATTCAAACGCCATATCTGTACAATCGTGACCATGTCAATACTCTGTGCGGGTGCATTCGGTACCCCACAATCGCCTGAATTCTTTATAAGAAAGCTTCAGGCAATACATTGATTCGATCAGAGATTTAACGGCACTTTCGTCAGCGTTCGGCTGTCGTTCGACCACCGCTTTCGTCAATTCTTCTTGAACTATTTCGTTTTCGTAATTGCGCATAATGTCGCCATACGAAACCCAGTTCTCGTGAATTGTCTTCTGGTCTTTCAAATCCCACCTACCAAGTTTTACGGCTCTCTTTACAGGGTCAGCCGCTATTACAACCCTATCTTCTATCGGTAAAATATAGAAACCACAAAAGTAGCCCTTCTCGAAGTAAGCTGTTTTAGCGTCACCGTTAAAGTAAACAGCTATTCTTTCGCTACAATTTTTGATTCGGGATTTCATGTCTGGTGTATCCACCATATGGAACCATGAATCGTCCCCCAACCACATTGAAGCAATTAAATCTTCCGCTTTTAAATCGAGCGACCACACTAACGAAGTCATGTTATATACAGTGTTACCAAA